CCAATATCTTTAGTACCAACAAGCAACGCGGCAAACGCTGGCCGTAACTCACTATCAGCCGTACCAGTCGCCCTCGACATAGCCGCAATCATGTCCTCAGTTGCTGCAACTGTCGCATCAGTAGCACCGACAACGTTTTGCATAGTGTTAGCCAAAATCGCTTGTTGTTGTTCATCTTCGGCTGCTGCTTTAGCCGCCAACCCCAACGCACCCGCAACCGCCGTCAACGCCGCCGCTGCCGGCACAGCCGCCTTCTTAATTGCAAACTGTGCTTTCTCGCCGACGGTTTCTAACTGCTTAAATTCTTTGATTGCTTTGTCAATGCCTTTGCCGTCAAACTCAGAGACAATAGGTATGGATAGTGCCATGTCTATAACTCGCTTTGCACGGTACGCATAGTTTTAGCAATCATTTTTGTCATCTCTGCTTCGATACCGCGACGCGCTTTATACACGGCAGGCCCGATCAGTCGAGTGCGACCAGCGCCAACAAACCCAAGCGCGTTACCTAACTTGTTTGCGTTTGCGCGCCCTGCCGTTTCAAACACGGCTGCCGCAACATCTTTTTGTTCTATGAGTATTACGCCGACGGCGTTACGTCGAGTGTCAAACCGCATCTTGACCCCGTTGGCCGCTTTGCTTGGTACGAACGGAAATATTTTGCGGGCGTTTTGTGTCCACGCATAACGCATACCCGATAACGGCAAATCTTTGTAAACCGCTTTGCCTGCGTTAATTGCTGGTTGGGCGATTGCGGTTGCGTCAGCCTTAAAATCTTTTTGCAACTGCGGGTCAATTTTACGCAAAGAGTTGATCGTCTGTTTAACCCCGACGACCTCAATAGTTGTTGATGCTGGCATTGCGCTACCTCTTTTGCTTATTTAATATCGTAATGACTGTGATTAGGTCGCGCGTGTCAAACTCGATTGTCGTAGGCCAGTACCCTGTTGCAACTAATAATTCGGCTAGTTGCCGTCGGTAACTGCCTACGCCGTAGGGTTTGGGTCTGTCTCGTCGATCGCCTCAATTGTCATGTTCGGGTTTGCTTTAACCCAGTCACGATATGTTGCAGGCATTTTTTCGCCGCTAAGTTTCAACAAGTTGTATGCCCAGCAAACTAGATCGGTGTAGCCGATGCCTTTGCCGTCGCTTATTTTGCGACCCTCGGTTTTTTCCCACTCGCAAATAACAAACATATTGGTTGTTAATTCGAGTGGCGCTGTGCCGTCTTGTAGATCAACTTTTAGTTTTAATCGCATTGCCTTGTCCTGTTCTCGGCCAGTATTGGCACGTTAGATCATGTTACGTCAACTGTGTAACTGCCACCAACAAGTTCGATGTCGTATGTTGACAACTCGCCAAGATTTGCATTGACAACTGGTAACGCGCTCAAAAACGTGTTGGTCAACTCAAAGCCGGGGTTTGTTGCGGTGTTTGCGCCCGATGCTGGGGTCACTTTGATATAACACTTTGTACCGACAAGCACCGACAACAACGCGTAACTTTCTGACGACGCGTACGACGCGTACAAAGTCAATGTCGCGCTGTTTGATTGCAGGCCTGCGGTGTTTGTGCGGGCAGTCGAGCCAAACGCGGTGTCTTCAAGTGCTTCAACAACGTAATTGACGGTGACTGCCGATACTTGGTCGGTGATATCGGTTGTCGCGGCGCTTGACGCACCGATCAAAACAACTGGGTTTGATAAGTAAGTAGTTGTGGCCATGTGTTAATCCTTTTGTGTCGTACCTATAGTTTTACCATAACGATTGCCTGTTGGTGTGTATTACGCCGTTTGTGCTTGTACGCCTACCGATAGGTCGTAGCACGGGTATTCTTGCCCGCCGATGTCGAGTGTGCCGGGGCGACCCGACATGACGATTATTGCCGACCCTAAAACGGTTGCGGTAATTTGCAATATTTCGCGTAAGACGGGTAGCCCTGCTGGGCCACTACCGACAACTTTGATCGGGTAGTCCATGCGTACGATGTTGCCGTTGCCAGCGATCGTCGTAAAACTTGGTGCTTGTATAAACACACAATTTGGCACGAGTTTTGTTGGGTCGGTTACGACACGTAGCCCTGATACGGCTGTCAGCGTTGCGCTGAGATCGTCTAGCGCCTCGTTAAATAGATCGGTGTACGGTGCGGGCATTAGGCAACCGCTGGTCGGTCAATACCTAACAACTGTTTAACGATCGGTGTCAACGATTGTTGCGGTGCTGTACCCATGCCGTCAAACGACGCAAACACGTTTTCGAGCGAGCCACGCGAACGCCACAACGCCGCGCTGTACATCAAAGTACCGAGCGTTACGTCACCGCTAGGCGACGTGCTAAGACTGTCGTTGTAGCCTGCCTCGGCTCGACGACGACTGCAAAACTGGTTACCAGCGCTCACGGCCTGCGTAATCAACGTGTAATCATCTGACGGGTTGGTGATCGACACACCCAAATAGGTGACTAAATTGGCGGCCGTGACCCAAGTGCAGGTAGGTGTAAATGCGATTGTGCCGGTGTAGATCGCAACGAACTCGACTGGGTTGCCTGTGCAGGCGTAAAGCAGTTGATTAGCAATCGGCTGTGTTTCGTCAAATGTCCATTCGCCCGTAACGCTGTCTATGCCCGTGTATTTGTATTGCGGGCAATTCAGTACCGTAAACGTGCCGTCAAACGGTGCGCTTAAACTGCCAACAGTAATGCTGTCGCCAACCTGTATATCGGTTGGCTCAAGCGTAGATATGCAGGCGTAGTTATTTAGTAACTGTTTTGACGCTGTTAGATATGTTGCCATAAGCGGTTTTGCCGCCTACGACTAAGCCAGCGCTAGTTTTTGCAAGAACGCTGATTTTGCAACGAACGTAGCGAAGTAGCCGTAGTAACTAAACGTGCGGCTGAGTGTCGACGGTACTTCTACCGAAACGATACCTTTTTGCTGTTCGTAAACTTCATAACCCGGCGCGTAAGCGACGATCATTGTGTTTGACGCAAAGTTGTTGTCAACGATCAACGTTAAACCAAGTGGATTAAGTGACGAGTACGACAAGTCTGCACCTGCTGTACCGATCGAGTTTTGGCTGATGACGTTGTTGCCGTTAATTGCTGGGAACAATGGTCGCTTCGAATTGTCTAATTGGCGGCCGAGCAATTCCCAAACGTTTGGCGACACAAACAAATGTGTCGGGAAATAGTTTGAAATGCTTGCAATATTTACCGCGCAACCGTAAAGCGCTGTCATCAATGATGACGGATCGGTTTGGTTGACTGTCCATGTCACACCTGAAACTGTGCCGCCTGAAACCATGTTGTCAGCTGCGATGTTGTCAGTTGCAATCAAATATTCGCCAGCCAAGTCATTTAAAACTAAATTCATGGCTGCTGGATCGGTAAAATCCATGTCCTGATATGTCATTGTGACTTGACCAGCAACAGTTGTTTTTGTAACTGTGTTTGATGCGATCACCATTGTTGTCGCTGATGCTGCCGAACCTTCGGTTTGTGTTGCGGCCGAAGTGTGCGTTGTGATCGTTGGTCGAACAAATGTTTTGCTTGGTGTGTTTGGCATTGCTCGAGCGCCCAACGCTGATACGACTGGTCGCACGAAGTTGAGGTCTTGGAATAGTGGCCCAAGAACTGGAACTGGCAACAAACCCGGTGTATCGGTTGTAAGAATGTCGCCCGCGGCTGCTTGCAACGCTGTTTGCTGTTTGCTTAACGCTGCTTTGTAAGCGTCGTTGACTTTGCGGAACGTGTCGCCACCAATGTGCATAGCGGCAAGGTAGTCGCCTGCGCTTGGCATCTTAAATTCTTGTTTTGGTTGCGCCCACAATTTTTCAACTGTTGACTGTGCTGCTTCAACTACTGGTGTTTCAATTTTGTCGCTCATGGTTGTTTCCTGTTCTGTGTCTTGTTCTGATTGTAACTCTACTTGTGGCTCGGTTTCGTGGATAGTCTCGTCTGGTGCGCTGGCTGCGACCTCGGTAATGACCGCGCCACTAAACGCGCCTTCGCTAACTAGCGACAATTCCGACCAGTTGGCGGCCTCAACGATCATCACGCCTGCCTCGTCGTAACTAAATTTTGTAGGTGTTACACCGACTGATACCGCGTCAATAACGCCGTCATTGGCGAGGGTAAGTGCCTCGTCGCCTAATCGAGTGGCGCTGATCTTGGCCGTAAACATCATGCCTTGCGGGGTGTCCACACGCTCAACGATTTTGCCGACGATTTGGTTGCTGTCGTGTTGCATATAAAGTTTCGGGTCGCGCCCCGTGACTGGCAACGACCCTTGCAAAAACCGTACTTTTA